TTTGTTTCTAATTCAATAATTTTTTTATACTCCTCTTCTCTTTTGGTTTGAATTGCTTTTTGTTTTGCCTGTAATCTTAACAATTGAATATTTAAATTAAGTTGCGCGTTAATTTGTGCTATTGAATTTGTTTCCGCGTTCATATTTGATAATAAACCCGGGTAAGCCGCTTGAAATTCTTTTACTTTTTGGATTTTTTCTTTTCGCGATAATGTTTCGTCTTTTAATTGTCTACTTAATTTATCAGAGGCGCTTAATTCAGCCGAAATACTCATTGTCGCCTCTTTTGTAACTGAATTATTCAACTTTTGAGCCTGCGTTGCTTTATTTGTTGAACCTGTTAATTTGTCCCAATTTGCAGCCACCAACGCAATCGCTGTAATAACTAATCCAATACCAGTTAACGTAAACGCTTTACTTGCCGTTGTCATTCCCTTAAACGCTCCAATTGCCTTAGTTCCGAACGCCTGAAATCCTGCGCTTGCTTCATTTAATTTATCGCCAACCGCTCCAAGTGTAGAAAGTGCATCGCTTAAACCTGCGAGCGCCTGTAATTTCTGCATCGAAGCCAAAATATTTTCGTTTTCGATACCCATTAAAACCATACTCGATTCGATTCCCTGAAACGCTGCGATTCCAATTTGCCCTACATTATTCATTGCGCCACCTAAATTTTCCATCGCAGTTCCAGCGGTTGCTTTTACAATTCCCTGCGTGTCTTGAATTTGATCTTTTAACTGACCTGCTTTAACAGCCATTTCCTGAAACTTCGGATCCGATTCGGACATATTCATTAACTCCTTAGTTAACGCCCGTAATTCAGTCTTTAAATTCTTTGTAGCCCCTTCGTAATTACCAACGTTTCTTTGATGCTGCCCAACTGTTGCATCGACTTTTTTTAATTGTGCGTCTAAATCCTGAACTTGTTTTAAAAGTTGTTGACCTTCCGCCGTGTTTTCTTGATTTTGTACCGCTAAATCTTTGTATGCTTTTCGTGCGTTGTTTAACTCCTTTGATAATTTAGCATATCCGCTCGCTTCATTTTCAGAAGCTTTTACCGCCTTTGCGCTTTCCGCTGCTAATCTGGATTTTTCTTGTGATTCCGCTTTTTGCGTTTTGATTCGTTCCTGCTGTAAACGTTCCTGTTCTTTTTCGCTTTTTATCGCCTGCTGTTTAACCTGCTCTTGTAATTTTTGTATTTCAATCGATTGCTTTTGTATCTTATTTGCCTCCGCCGTTGCTTGCGTAAATTTCTTTATTGAATCTGAACTATCAAATTTTGCCTCGCCTAAAGATTGTTTTAACGTGGTAGCCGTTTGTTTAAACTCATCGTTTATTTTATTCAAACTAATTAAAGTTTTTTCCGCTGAATCCCGAATACCTTTGAATATGTCTTCGGATTCAAATAAATCTTTACTGCTAATTTTTTTTGCCATCGTTCATTTTATTGTATCGTTCCATTTCCTTTTGTAAATCAAAATATTCCTTTGCAGTTATGTTTTTAGGATTAATCCACTGCCCTAACCATTTTGAAATATGAATTAAACTTTGTTCAATCGTTATTCCTGATCCGTTATTGTTTAACATCGTAATCAAATTTTGTTCAATCATTTCAATTTGAGTTAATTTAAACCTTTCGTTTGTTAAAATATACTCGCATTCGTAGATTGCTTTTTTCTGCATTGCTTTTAATAGCTTAAAATAAAGTTTTCCTAATCCGTATTCCTTTAAATAACTGTCATAAATCTTTTCCCACGCCTTTAAATCATTCTCATCAGTGCCGTTTTCCGCCGTTCTAACGAACTTTAATTCTCCATTAATACATTTTATCCAGTTATGCAATGGTAACTCATAAATCGAGTGAAAATAATCGTTCGATTTCAATAGCGTATCTTCGCTTTGTTTCCTCGCGTAATTTTTCCAGACTTTCCTCGGTAAGCCCAATAATACCTTCGCCGTATTTTGTAAATAAGTTTGCATTTTCTTTAATTGGATCCGCATCGATTTCGAAATAATTAGTTCCCAACAAAATTACCATACTTTTATAGAAATCGCCCGTGTCAAATAAAGTATAGTGATCGCCTTCGTGCTTTGAGCTGTTATAAAGGTTTTCAGTTGCCCACGAATAAGTGCCAATTACTTTACCGTCTTCATTTACGCCCTTTTCCATTAACTGATCGTCGCGAATTAAATCTAAAATCCAAATTTGAAAATCTTTGTCGCTAAAAACGTGATTCCAAATAATATCTGGATTCATTAGAATCTTTGTATTTCGCAGTAAATCAAATAATATTTGCATAGTATAAAAAAAACGGGCTAACCTGAGCCAACCCGTTTAATTTTAAGGTTGAAATTAAGCCGCTGTAAACGTTATTGAACCGATAAAACCATCTTTTGCAACGCTCAAAGTATAAACTTCTAAACTGTTGAAAGGTGAATCAATTAAATAAGTTCCTGCAGGTGATTCAGCAACCGCCGTAGGTACTCCGATTAACGTTGAAGTTGTTACGTTATAAATTGACCAATCCGAAGTGTTAACCGCGCCTTGGAAAATTATCGGATTCAATGCAGTACCGTAATCAAATGAAGCCGAAACTTCAATAGAAACAGTTGAAACCTGCGCCGTTTCAGTTAAATTAACATCAATTAAACCGCTTAAATCATTGAAATTAATCAACGCTTCGCTCGTTGTAATCATGTACATAGTTGATTCATTGAATAAACGATAAAAATCAAACCCTAACATGATTTTCTGTACTGTTGAATCAGTTGAAAACATGAATTTCGGATCCCAACTTTGCTCATCAACAGGAATAGGGTATAAAAATCCATTAGATTTCGAACCAATTAAATTTCCGTTAACGTCAACGATATAAACTCCAAAAGAAACGCATCTACCAGCGCTTAATTTTCCTAATAAAGTTGGCGTTGAATCGTCGCCCCAAAGTTCACCTGCAAAGCTTCGTTTTCCTTGACGTAAAAACGCCATTCGACCGCTGTTTGCCTCTTCGAATTGTGAATCCGCTTTTGGTAATTCAACGTTTTCGAATTCTGGAATCGGAAACCATCTTTTTGAAGCATCCGCCTCATTAATTAAATCGCTCCATGTCGGTAGCGCACTTGCTAAATCAATTCCATTTAAATTACCTTGATTGTCCTGTAAAGGAACCATGATTAATTTGCTTGTTACTGACTGCAAAGGAACGCAACCCGGGCGCCCTGTGTTGGAAAGTCCAACGTTACAATTACATCCTGCCATTTTTTCTATTTTTTTAAATTAACATTTACAATTTTCTTTGTATTTTTTTAGTTTTATTCTTAGTTCAACGCCACTCAAATTTGCGTCTAATATGTTTTTGAAATATCCATTTTCCTGCTCGCTTCCGAACCTACTAAATTCTAAAATTTCCCACTCATCAACTCTTTGATATTGGCGGTTATTTTTTACAACTTTTATAAATTCTTCGGCTAACTTAGTCATTGGAATTACCACGTTATTTAAATGATCCTTTGTATAGTAATTTAATACATCGGTTTCATCTAAAAAAAAGATTCTCAAATCGCTTTCCCACGCTAAAACTGATTCTTTTCCGAATGAGTTATATCGTATTCCATGAAGTAACCAAACCAACGGTGTTTTTTTAGTTAAATCATTTTCTACGATTGTCCATTCTCGATTGGCTTCAATTTTAGTTCCCGGTACAAAATACGGAATAGGCAAATTTATTTCCCCGTCAATTATTCCTGCTTTAATCCAATTATCGTAATTGATTTCAGTAATCAAAAATTCATTGTCCTCAGCGTCTGTAATCGTTTTTCCAACGCGTGCCCACTTGGTATTGCATACCGTAGTAAATTCGCTTGGTTCGGGCAAATAAACGCCGTCGATTGTTGGATTAATTGAAGCGACTAAATCCTCGATTGATTGTGAAATATCATTTATCATAACCAGTACGCTGTTGATTTCGCCACTCCTCTAAATTTCCTGTAATCGCCCGTTCCCACATATTCCACAATAAACGAACCTGAAACGTTTAATCCATCTTGCACGTTTAATACATCGCCAACGGTGAAACCTTTACCAGCATCTGTAAAAACAAGCGCTGTAATCGTTCCATACTCATCGATTTCAATATTAACAACCGCACCCGTTCCCGATCCATTTATGCACGTTAAACCCGTAAGGTTTGAGTAACTTAAACCCCCGTCGATAATTGAAAAAGTAACAATTTGACCTAACGGGGGGTTTGTTGTAAATCGTAGGTAACGTTGTATCGCTCGATATGTGTTTATTGCTTCATTGTATCGCGTGTACATCATTGAAAACAACGTACTCACAACCTCAGAATTTTCTGAAATTGGTTTAACGTTGCCGTATGGTGTCATTTGGTTGTTTAAATCCTTAGCATATTCAAAATAAATAAACCCCTTCAACATTTCTTTTATTCCTTCGCTTAAAATCATTGAATTAACGTAACTAAATCCGTTATTCGTGTAAAATGAATTACCTAAATCTTGGCTCAAAGGATTAAAAACAGTTAAAAAATTCGGGCTTTGTGGAATATTATTCAATAAATCGCCTGCAAATTGATTGTAAAAATCAACTCCAAACAATTGTTTTAAATACATAGGTTCGTAAATATCAATGTAGTTTATTAACTTACTTTGAACGTACATTCCTGTATGTAATTCGTATTTTCCTGCAAAATCCGAGGGGCTTAAAATCATTTTTTTTTACTTTAAATTTCCGTAACCTTTCGCGATAAAACTTGCTGCGAGTTCGCCGTTTATTTTCCAAACAGATCCTTTTGGTAAAGTTCTAAAAACTCCATTACCTACGAATTCGTAAATTGTAGCCGGATCCAATTGAATTGGTTTTTTAGCTTTTACCGTTGTTTCTGTTTTGGTTTCTAAATCAGCATTCAGAACCTTTTTTGTACGTGGTTTCTTTTCCATATTAAATTAAATTTAATCGTTTAACGCTGCGATTGCAGTTGCTAAATCAGCCTCAACAAATGCATAGAAATCGTTGTTTCTGATATATTGAACCAAACGAGCCTCGGCAATTATTGTTACCATGTTACGAGTAAAGTCGTCGTTTTCGTAACCTACTGTTAAATTAACAGCTTCGCGAACTTTTACGATTAATTTACTGAAATCACCAACTAAAATTGTACCTGCTGCAATATTATTTGAAGCAACAACGATTAAACCAGCAACATTTTCCGCCCCTGTAAAAAACATAGGGTATGTATATTCGCCTGTTGTCGTTTTTGTTAACTCAAATTTAGCTTTGTCTTCTGGATTCATAACAACATGCGTAGGCATGAAATTAGCCGCTTGGATTTGTGCTTTTGCAACTTGAATAACATCAATAATATTTGCAGAAACGATCGTACCCGCAAAATTTCCTGCCGCAAATGGTGGAACGTTACCGATTAAACCGTTTAAATCTGCGCCTCCATTTCCTTGAATCATTGAATAGTCAATTGATTGTTCTATTTGTTCCATTAAAACAGTGTTGATTTCAGATCTAACGAACGCTAAATCTTCTAACATTTCTTTTGAAACTTTCACGAAACCAGCTACCTTTTTCACTTCGCTTGAAATTTCTTCCCATTTGATTTCGCCATTTTCTTTACCTACTGATTCAGCAGTCCAAGCACTTGAAGCCTGTTGTGTTTGTTGAATATAAACAACAAATTTAGATGCCGTAGTACCTACGTTTGCGATTTCCATCATTCGACGCGTTGGTCTTTTGATACGGTCAACCTCAGGGTCTAAAGTTGTAAGCGCATAAGTTCCTGAATAATCATCGTCGATTGTCATGTCGCCTGCAGCTTTAACCTCTAAACTAAAGTTTTGACCTTTAGCAACTGAATCTTTGATAGTAGAAATATTGTCCGCATAAGCTTTTGACAATTTACCTGCTAATCCTTTTGGTGCTTTTGCTTCCGGTTCTTTGTGTCCTTTTTCGTTTAAGGCTTCAATTCTACCTTCTAATTTTGCGATTGTTTTCATTAACTCATCGCTTTTTAATTCCAAAGATTTGATTCCTTCTAATTCAGTTTTTACTACTTCAAGATCCTCTTTTGTTGGCACATTCGCCATTTTTTCAGCAACTAATCCATTGATTTTTTCGATAGCCGCTTCGGGTGTTAAATTTTCTGCCATTTTTCTTTTTTTTTTAGTTAGACATTTATACTATTTATA